ACAAGAATGACCTTAACAGGTCGTTCGCGCCCGGGTTCGAGGAAGTCAGTGGCATCCAGGAGGTAGTTAAACCTCCAGTTGGGCAGGCAGTAGTCACCGTAAGGGAACTGCTGCTCCAGCCGCTCGGTCCATTCCAGCTGCGTAAACTTCGCGTTACCGCGAAGCTTGTCAGCTGTGGAGCCGGGCCCATGCTTCGGTATAAGCGTGCCGTTGTAGACCTCTCGGTCAACAGTGGCGAACACGTCACCGAAAAGCAAGAGGGAGACTCTGCCGAACTCGTCGAGAGACGAGGATGGCAGGTTACGATCTCCTTCTCTGACCTCCTTCTCACACTCGATGTACCTTGACAAGGCCCTCTCGTTCCGCGCATCGCTGCACGGTAGAGAGATCTTGCCAAACAGCAGCGTTAGCTGCCGGATGGCGTAGATGGAATCCTCGCAAGGGTCGTCGAGCAAGCGACCAGTACCACGATCGAACACACGATCAAGGAAACCTCCGAGAAATCGGGGGAGCCCGCCTAACCGGTTAAAACCCCGGAATAGGTCGTGATCCACACGCCCTCGGTCAAGGCCTTTTTCGAGGTCTTTTCCGAAGTCCGTGAGAGTGATCGTCAGAAATGACAATCCTTCGTGTTCGAATCGACTCGCGACAGTCTTAAAGTCGCGAGCGGTGCTCACATGACACAACTCGCCCACTTCATGGGCAAGCGTTTGCCAGAGCGCGATCAGGCTTTTCACTGGTCCTCCTAATAGAGGTTCTCAGATCCTGCCTGTGACTTCGACGGCGTGAGCAATGAGTAGCGAAAGAGGGAGCACCACGAAGCCTAGGAAAGCGATCCAGCACACACTCAGAAGAGTGATAAGCTTGATCGCGGACCAGAAGGCGGGTGGGTGCTTTCCCGTCGTGTCCTCATCCAACCTGGCGGCACTGTCCAACTGTTCCGAAAAGGTCCAGAGGGCAGTGTCGTCATCCGGCCTCCAAGAGGCCGGCTGGTTGTTAGTTCTCGCCACCGAGGAGCTTGGTCACATTGGCCCCGGTAGAGATCGTGAGATAGGCGACGAGCCCGTCCACGATCTGCTTGGCCTCCGCCAGGGTGTACCCAGTCACCGGAACGTCCACCACAAGGTAGGCGCTCATCGAGTACTGGATGTTCTGAGCGGAGATCAGGGGGTCGGCTGCCACCTTGCGGTGGGTGAGCCGAACCGTCCGGCGAGTTCTCTTGCCGTACGTGTGACCGACCTCGAGCTTGACATTCCCGTCGTCCTTGGTGAAAACACCAGTGGACAGACCGGACGACGTGCGCGGAAGCGACACGGTCCCGATCACGGGGATGACCACGCTTTGTGGGTCTGCAAATGCCACAGGAACACTCTTCCTTTT